AAGAAACACATTTTTCATAAAAAGTTTACATTTCCCCAAATTCAAAACGTGAATTTATGCAACATGCACAAAAATTATATGATACAAGGGGTAAAAACACACACACTCTGCACAAATAATGAACACATAATGAACGCCACCCACACTAAACCATTACCGACAAATTATGAACACTTTTTAAATTCGTTCGACAAAGACTTGACAAAATCAAATATGACATAATAATTAACGGAATCAGTTTACAAACGATTTACACAGAAAACACACCACCGACACAACAACCGGCTATAATATAATCACAGTAAAGGAGAGAGGAAGCATAATGGATAGAACATTATACGCAATGATACTAATAATGTTGGCGTTGTCAACAATATGTTATTTGGTTGGTTATAGTGTGGGGTTAGGATTGATATGATTAGTTTAGACAAATATGCAAAGAAATACGGTGACATACCATACCCAGAAAACATAAGTGAGAAACAGGCAAAAAAGTATGTTGAAACATATGTTAAGCTTGGTCGGTCAAGGGGTCGCGCAAAGGGCGAGGTATTAAAAAAATATAAGAAGACCATATCAAGACTTAGAAAGTCCGGTTATGTCGTCCCCGAAAACATCAAGTTACCTGCAAAATACGACACATTATACATATACGCGCAATCCTTTAAACCCAACCCACAAACAGGCGATGTTTATCCAGGTTTATATGCACGAGGTAGGTCGTTCGGGGTTAAAACAAAGCCGTCACCACCGACACCGCCTAACATTTATGAGTTGATTTATTTTAACACAATTTCATATATAAGAGATTTTGAGTTAACATCCAATCGCAAGGCGGAGGGTGTCCCGACTTTGATTGACTTTTTTGAGGGCATTGCAGAAGTATATGGAAATGAAATTGCAGGGAGGTTGATAGATGAAGCAGAAAAAGCGGGCGAGACAATAACAGCAGATGAATTATACAACGAAACAGACGCGCAATCATACACGCGAAGTGTGGAAAGATTTGTAAGAAAGGTTTTAGAGTTATTACCACAACCGATTGATAGGGTGATACTATGACATTTGTTGGAGATTTTGAAACCACTGTGTATGACGGACAAGAATACACCGAAGTATGGGCCAGCGGTGTTTGCAATATTTCAGATTTATCTTGTGTTATTCATAACAGCATCGGTAAAACATTTTCATATCTTGAAAACATTGGTGAAGACGTTGTTATATATTACCACAACTTGAGATTTGACGGTGAATTTTATGTCTCATATTTACTGAATGAATTGAAATACAAATATTACGAGGGTGACCGCAAAAAGAAAAAGACCTTTAAATGTGTGATATCGGACGCGGGGTTGTGGTTTAATATCACAATAACCACACCCAAAAATATAATATCAATTCGAGATTCACTCAAGCTGATACCGTTATCAATTGAGACTATGGGCGCGGCCTTTAATACAGACCACCGAAAAAGCACGATTGAATATAAAGGCTTTAGAAAGGCAGGTGGTGTGATTACAGAACGCGAGGAACACTATTTGAAAAATGACTTGTTAGTGTTGGCTGAAAGTCTTAGACATATGTTTGATGTGACAACAAAGACAACAATATCATCGGCGGCGCTAAGTGAATTTAAAAAGACATTTTATGGTAGAGATTACCGCGAGTGGTTCCCTAACTTAGAAGCCATTGAAACGCCCGACTATTTTGATGAAAAAAACACCGATGAATTTATACGAAAAAGCTACAAAGGCGGGTGGTGCTATGTCAACCCCAAAATACAAGGGCAAGAGGTTGGAAAAGGAAAAACATTTGATGTTAATAGCTTATATCCAAGTGTTATGCACAGTTCTTCGGGGTGTGTTTATCCTATCGGCAAGCCTTTTTTTTTCAAGGGCGGCATTCCTGCCAGAGTAAAAAATTCGTTGATGTATTATTTTGTAAAAATAAAGGCCAAATTTAAACTTAAAGAATGTTATTTACCCACAGTGGCGAGCGGTGGGAGTGTGCGGTATGGCGGTGTTAAATGGTTGACATCAAGCGATTATCGCTATAAAGGCGGTGATATTGACACTGTAGAAGTTGACGGTGTGGAAGAGCCAGTCTATTTTGAGTGTGTTATGACAATGACAGATTATGAATTATTTCACAAGCATTATAATGTTATATATGAGGAAGTGTTATACGGCTGTTATTTTTACGCGAAGGACGGCATATTTGATGGGTATGTTGATAAATGGGTTGACGAAAAAATTAAATATAGTGGTGGGCGTAGAACAATTGCAAAGCTATTTTTAAACTCATTATACGGGAAGATGGCGGCAAACGGACGGCGCGACCACAAAACACCAAGGCTTGATGACGGTGTTGTGAAATATGATGTTGTTAAAGGGGAAGACAAGGAACCCGAATACATAGCGATAGGGTCCGCAGTAACCGCTTACGCCCGAAATTTTACAATCACTCACGCACAGGACAACTATGATTTGTTCTGTTATAGCGACACAGATTCGTGCCATTTGTTAGAGGGGGAACACAAAAACATAGAAGTTGATGATAAAAAACTTTTACACTGGAAAATTGAAGCGGATTGGGACAAGGCAATTTTTGTTCGACCCAAATGTTATATTGAGGTTGGGGATAAGATGGAAATAAAATGCGCCGGTCTAAATGAAAGGGGAAAAGAGTTAATGAAAATGTCTTTAACCGGTGACATACAAGAACCATTAAGCGACGAAGAGCGCGAATTTGTAAATGTTAAACGAAATCTAACAGATTTTAAGGTTGGATTGGAAATACCGGGGAAATTGGTTCCTAAACGTATAAGGGGCGGTGTGATATTATCAGACACAACCTATAAAATAAGGGCGGTATAGCCGCCCTTTTATAATAGCGCCGCGCACGTTTGCTAAACGAAAATTTATTGGAACCATTTAAGGTTTAGCACCCAATAAAATACGCGGCGATATTAACGAATTGATAATGCGCTTAAAATTTTATCTTTTACGCCAATGTTTGAAAACCTTATCAACCCTTGATGAAAAAAATCCCTCATCATCTTATGCTTGGTAGAACAATTTAGATATGAATTTGTATAATCTAACACGTCATTACAATTTTTGTCATATTTTTGTGATATATAAATGACATTGATGTCATAATAAAAGAAAACCCCGAACGTTTCACCCTTATAAGTTATTGTTAGCAAGTAAGAATTTTTTCCAGACGGCTTATCAATCAGCGCCACTGAATTGTTGAGATATACGCCCTCTGATTCATATTTACTGTATTCATCGTCAAAGGCAGAATTAAAGATAGAATTTTTCAGAGAATTTGCGGCGTAATTATTAAAATTAAATTCACACACCCATCCATTCCCTCGCAGAAATTTTGTGTTTGGTCTTATTCTTTCTGTGATGTGTAGGGCAGAATAATAAGGGTTTAATAGATTCAACGTGTTCCCAATTAGAACAAGCTTTACATATCTTGACGGTTCCCCCGCTCTTCTTGCAATTGATGTATGAATACTTCTTACCTTTTCCACTTCGCCGGGTAGGTAGTTGTCATATTCTTCTTGAAATTCATCGAATAATATCGTTGTCACGTTTTTAAAGACATGGGAACGATTTTTTAATTTTGTTGCTTGATTGATTGAAAGGGCGAATCCACACGCTTCACCATTCAACAGCAGTGAATAATACAACCCCTTGGCGTATGGTTTTGATGTCATTTCATCATATGGAAAATAAAGGTCGTGAATGTCGTTCCAAAACGCAATATGCGCATCTGACAATTCATAACCTGTTCTATAAAGTACAACAAATTGAGACCCGTCACGCTTAAAATTATCAATCACATGCTTATTGAAAAACGTTGTTTTCCCTGCGCTTCTGTTTGATGTGACAATAAATATTTCCGGGGTGTTTTTATTTAGGTCTTTTGTATTTAATAGCTTATTTCCATTATAAAATTCCATACTTTATTATAACACAAGATAAATATATGTCAAGGGTTGACAAGAAAAAGTTTTGTGATATAATATAAGAAAGGAGAGTTTTGATGGAAAACATTATCACTTTAATAAACACAGCAGGATTTCCCGTCGCTATGTGCTGTGTGTTGCTATATTATGTGAATAAGCTGATAGATGCTCACCGAAAAGAGGTTGATGAGCTTACAGAAGCAATCAATAATAACACAAATGTTATAAATATTTTATTAGAAAGGATAAACAATGAAAACAAGTAAAGAAGACATTCTGTCCAGACTTTCTGCGATTTTCGACGAGGGCGAGCTGACCGAAGAAAAGGTTAAAATTGTGGAAGACATTTCAGACACTTTCGACGAATTATCGCGCGCAAGCGGTGACGTTGAAGAGGTTGAAAAGAAGTGGAGAAAAAGGTATATTGAAAGATTTGGAAGCCCAAAGGTTGAAGATGAGGGCGAAAAAATTGAGGAAACTGAAACAATTAAAATTGATGATTTATTTGAAGAAAGAGGTGGCAAATAATGGCAAATGTTCCGCAGCCTGTAACACTCACTAATTCCAGTGTGAATATTTTAAATGCGATTAGAAATTCAGCAACCATAGACTATAGAAACTATGTGCCATACGCGACAGAGGACGGCGATTCAATTCGCGCTATTGGCGCCATTATTATGGACTACCCCGCGCTTCAAAACGAGTTTTTAAACGCGCTCATTGGAAGAATCGGCCTTGTTATTGTCACGTCTAAATCATATCAAAATCCGTGGTCTGTATTTAAAAAGGGCGTTATGGAGTTCGGCGAGACCGTCGAGGAATTATTCGTAAATATTGCCAACGTCCAGAATTACAACCCCGAAGATTCAGAAACAACAATTTTTTCGCGCAACATTCCGGACGTGAAAAGCGCGTTTCATGTTGTAAACTATAAGAAAGTTTACCCTGTAACAATTCAAAATGACCAGTTGCGTTCAGCATTTTTATCATGGGCTGGTATATCCGACTTAATAGCAAAAATCACCGATTCATTATACACATCAATGAATTATGATGAATACCAGACCATGAAATATCTAATTGCAAAAGCCATTATTAACGGTCAAATGGAAATTATCGGTGTTAGTGGGACGATTAGCGAAGACGTTGTTGCTTTTAAGTCAATTAGCAATGATTTGACATTTTATTCCAACAAACATAATGTTGCCGGTGTTTATACCTCAACTCTTAAAGATGACCAATATCTCATCATCGACACAGCCACTGAAAGCCAGATGAACGTTGAAGTGTTGGCCACAGCGTTCAATATGGATAAGGCCGAATTTATGGGTCATGTTATTTTGGTTGATGGGTTCGGTAATTTAGACACCGCCCGCCTTAATGAGTTGTTTTATGATGACCCGGCGTATGAGGAAATAGGGTCTGACGATTTGGCCTCTCTTAATTCAATTCCTGCTGTTATTGTAGATAAAAACTGGTTTATGGTGTATGACCAGATGATGCAATTTACTGAAAACTATAACGGCAAGGGGCTGTATTGGAATTATTTCCTGCACACGTGGAAAGTAATGAGCGTGTCGCCCTTTGCGAACGCGGCCGTATTTACCACCGGAACCCCCACCGTCACATCCGTGACCGTTTCACCGTCAACAGCAACTGTGGCTAAGGGCGGAAGCGTGCAGTTAACCGCCGTTGTTCAAACAACCGACTTTGCTCCTCAGTCCGTGACCTGGTCATCTGCCAATGCAAAGGCTACTGTGGATTCACGTGGTTTTGTAACAATCGCGTCTGACTTTTCAGGGTCGAGTGTTGTCATCACCGCTACTTCAACCTTTAATTCGAGTAAAAAAGGAACGGCAACAATTACCGTATCATAATGTACATTGCACCTAATTCAATTATAAAAATATTGACGAATGTCCCTCTTTCAACTGGTTATGCAGACACGCTCTATTTTTCGAGTGTGTCTGCGCAGACCAGTTATTTCAGCGCGAAAGTTAAACCAAACACAACGCTCGGTAGTTTAGGAACATTTTCATTTACCCTTGACGACCAAAACTATGTTCGTTCATTTAATAATTCGATTAAGGTTAATATTCCTGTCGATTTGTTAAACGACTGTAATTATGTAATGTTTCAGAATTCATCGTATACTTCAAAATGGTTTTATGCGTTTATCACTAATCGAACCATGTTGAGCAACGCCACAACCGAATTGACGTTAGAATTGGACGAGATTCAGACATGGTTTTTTGATATGACCATTCAACCGGGGTTGGTGCTTAGAGAACATAGCGCGGATGATGTGGTATTCGGCAATTTAATGCCAGAGCCGTTTAATATTACCGATTATACATATCGAGATTCTGGCGGTGTGCTTGGTATACCCGATGGTGTGGGTATGGTTGGAAGTAAGCAATGGGATGGCAGCCTGCCCCTTGCGGGTGTGGCTGACGGTGTTTTTACAAATTGTTATGTGGGTTACTGGCTGACCCCATCTACGTCTTACGCCACAATTGCAAACGCAATAAACAAATATGTTGAGACGAATGGGGCTGACAGCATAATTTCAATCTTTTTGTATTATAATAAAAATACAACAAACACAATCTATGACTTGGAATTGGACGGATATGTGCCTAAAAACAACAAGTTAAAAACATATCCATATTCATTTGTAAGGGTCATATCTTTAGACGGCACATCCAAAGATTTTAAATTTGAGGAATCTGGCGACTTGAATATGACTATAAAAACAGAAAGCGTCTCATTTCCTGAGCCCGCTGTTCGCGTGGTAATGATTGATTATAACGGCTTAAAAGACGAAAACACGCAAATGGTTTATTCGGGTTTTCCAGTCCCAGCAATTAACACCCCCGCATATCTCGATTATTGGGCTACTAATAAATTTTCGTTCGGTTTTGGTGTGCTTAAGAATTGTATTGACGTTGGTTTAGGTGCTGGAAAGATTGTTGCAGGAGACCCAAGCGGTGGGGCTTCTGTGTTGTCGGGTGGTTTATCGCTTCTTTCTACGGCTGCTTCAATGGCCGACCTTATGAATGCTCCTCCACATGTCACTTCAAGCGGGTCCGGTCTGTCTTTCATAACAGCTTCATCAGATAGTATATTTAGATTTTATCAATGCACATTGAAAGCACAGGCTGCCAAAGCTGTCGACGATTATTTCACTCGTTTTGGCTATGCAACTAACACCATTAAACGACCTAACATATCAAGCCGACCGGCCTTTAACTATGTTCAAACCTCAAACATTCATGTAACGGGTTCGGCACCCGCCGACACAAAGCGCGTGTTTGAAGAAGCTCTTGACCGGGGTATGACGTTTTGGAAGTCTACGGCAAATTTTGGCGATTATTCACAAAATAACGGGGTGTAATCATGAAAAACATATCACTACCAAGAAACGAGCGTAAACGGTTCTATGATTCTATAGTGGACAACACCACCACATATAATTACTATGTAGAACGATTGACTGATATAGCAGTTTCGCGCTTCAAATGGACTGGATTCCCGGATTCAATTGACACACGATTTTTAGAATTGACTTTGTTTGAAAAGGGGCAAGCTGTTGTTTTTGAAGATGATGTCATGGGGCTTCTTTCCCTGAATACCGCTATTTCTGGGTCATGGAATGTGTATAATGTGCCAATTAAACGCCGGGCATATGCCACTAACGGATATAATAAAAACCTGACAATTGAAAACAGTGTAATAGTGTTTAATAACTATATTAGAACGCCGTCTGTACAGCACATTTTAAATTTTTCAAAAAAATTGGCCAACATAGACGTTACAATTCAAATAAATATCAACACCCAAAAGACCCCAATAGCGCTTAAAGCGAATAAAAAACAACAGTTGAGTGTTTTAAACGCTTATAAAAATTATGATGGAAATGTGCCCGTCATATTCAAAGAAGATGAATTTAAAGACGATTCTATATCTTCAATGTCTTTGGGCGCGCCGTTTGTTTCCCCTGATTTGTATGAGCTTAAAACGAAAATATGGAATGAAGCTCTTACGTTTTTAGGCGTTCCAAACATTAGTGAAACGAAAAAGGAGCGCATGATAACCGACGAGGTTCAACGCCAGATGGGTGGTGTGCTGGCGAGCAGAACGTCCTTTATATCAATGCGAAAACAAGCCTGTGAAAAAATAAATAAAATGTTTGGATTGAATGTTGACGTTGAATATAATTATGGGGGTGATGGTGATTGTCAAAATACACAACAGAACTACGATTCATAATTGGCTCGCTTGCTGGGTCGACAGACACGTCATTAACACAGCTTAAAAAAGACATACCAAAAGCTTTACCACTGATATTTGACGATGATTTGTCTCTTGACAGCCCTCTCTCCATAACCGCCTTTGAAACACTGTTTTTAAATCACTTCGCATTCCATGAGATTGGTTTTGAAACATTTTCGCGGTGGAAATATGAGATAAATAATCATTTAAGAGAAATTATACCATATTATAATGACTTGTCTTCATCAACAACGAAAGAATTTTCTTTCTTCTTAACATCACCCGGCTATACCGACACAATAAATGATGTGACTGGTACTGAAACCACAACCGGGGGTACAACAACCAACAACCTATCTACGGAAACCGAAGCATCAGAAGATTATACAAGCGCGTATTCTGACACGCCTAACGGCTCATTAACAGACGTTAAAAACTTGAACTATTTAAGCACGGCAACCGTGGACGATAGGACAAACAGCCAAACTACCACAAATACGGGGACTGTTACAACTTCAAACACTGGCAACCAAACTGTGACAAAAAATTATGAGTTGGAACACATTGAAACGATCCGTGGTGAAGACAATTTAAAGGCAATTAAGCTGTTTAGAGAAGAAATAAAAAATATATATTCGCTCATGTTAGACGAATTCAACGAATATTTTATAACTTTATGGGGGTAAATTATGCTACAAAAATTAAACCTAATTATGAATCAAACACTGCCTGCTACGTATGACGATTCGCTGAGCTATTACGAAGCGCTATCAAAAATCTGTTACGAAGTCAATGAAATAATTGACAAGATTAACGCAGATGAGGGGTTAATCGCGGCAAATTCTGAAGCCATCGCTACTATCAACGCCCAAATTACAACTATTAACAATTCGCTGGCGTCTGACGCGGAAAAAATCCAACAACATACCACACAAATTAACGGCTTACTGCAAACTATGCAACAACTGGCAGGGCAAGTTAACGACCTTGGCGACGAGGTGTCCTCGTTTAGATCGTCAATTTCTTCCCTCACAACGCGGGTGAATAAAATTGAAAGTGATTTTAATACTGGTTTTGTGACACCCTATATCACATTAACACAACAATTATTGCCCGGAAGCCCGCCAGACCGCGCGGCAACAAAGGCCTATGTGGATAGTAAGATATCGAGTGAATTCACGCCGATTGTGTTAACTGGAAATGGCGGCCCCGCCGTTCTAACTCAAATTACTGTTAGATTTGATAAAACTGGGTTAATTATTTATGGTTCAATTTCACAAGACGAATTGCCCTCCGGTGGTTATGAGGTGTTTACTTCAAGTACTCTGAGCACCTTGGCCAATGGGATATCGGCTTGGGTTGGGGATACTTTGGCAAATAAAACAATTTTAGTTCCCATATTTAAACAGGCAAGCAATTTAGATTCGCCAACCTTTGATGGTGGAAGGTGGTTTTCACTTTCGTTTAATTCATCCGGGGTTCTTAGTGATTTTACCTATGTTAAAGGCTCTGGGGCTTCTACTACCGCGCCAAATTTCGTAGCACAGACTGTAATATAAAAGAAAGAGGGTTATCCCTCTTTCTTTTTATTGTTCTGTGTGAATATAATGTTTTTGACAACGGCGCTAACATATTTCTTTCCATCATTCTCACTAATTGACAATTCACATTCATACACGCAGTAGTCACCCTTTTTAAGGTATTTTTCTGCTATTTCACACAGCTTTGTTGTGAATATCACAATGTCAATGAAAGTAGTCTTATCTTGGGATTTTTTTATTGCTAATGAATTTTTTAACATCAATTGCCCGTCTGTGGTTTCTCTTTTTTCAAAATCTTTAACTAACCGTCCACCAAAAAAACATACGTTCATTATTCTAATACCTCTTTCTCTAAATTATCAATCATTCGTTTGCATATTACAATCGCTCTTACGGTGTCATAATTCATAGACAAAACTTCATCGCCCTCACCGACTATAACACCCTGTTTATACAATGTGTTTATAACTTCGGCCAGTTGCCCGTAATTTTCAGACGTGACTTCCTTTGGTATTACATGTCGCTTTAACCAATACATCGTTTTGTCTAAATTGTCGGACAATGCGTGTATTTCGCTTAAGGCGCAGGACAAGCTCTCATCCAAGCTTGCGAGTTTTGATATGATGTTGTTTTGTCTTTCTTCAATTTTCTCGTAAAAATCTTCTGCCATGTTTAAAAACCTTTCTAAGCCTAAATCTAATGTTCTATGTGGACAATATTTACCAGACCAGCGCTGGTGTGTGTATGTGACCTCCTCAACCCTCCTTCCAAATATGAAATAAGACAACAACGCTAATAATTGCGCCGCGTTCTGTTCAGCCTTTTCAAACCTTTCACCCCCAGACTTGGAATAACAAATTTCTATTGCTATTGTCCTCATATTGCCGTCACCGTGTCCGTCCCCCGCATGCCATGCGGTTCTATTTAACGGTAATATTTGAACAACTTCACAATCATCAACCGCAAAGTGAAAGCTTCGTTCTTCACTTGGGTCGTTTTGCAAACATTTGGCTTCATTGGTGGCTGGCGCGTCGTTTGCAGTATTGTGTATTGTTACACCTATAGGTTCCATATAATATGGTGACTTGAATTCATACATTTCTTCGGGTATCATGTGTTTAATATACTTCATTTAATCACACCATCCCTCCACAATTTGATACATTCTTTTAAGGTCATAACACACCACCTCCAATTTCAAAATCTATGCCGTAATCTTTTGCAACATCCTCAATATCTGAAACAGTTGCGTTAAAATCTATGCTTTGACGGGTATATCCCTCCTCAGTGTTGTTAATATAAAGAGTTCTGTACACCTTTTCTAATACCTCTCTCACAATATCTTCAATCTTTGAAGATTCCACCGAAACGCTCGTCGGTCTTTCCCGTTCCTCTCGTTCTAAGGCAGAAATGGCAAGTCGCTTTGATTCAAAGCAATCCTGTGGAACAGCAATACATTCATTTTCTGGGGTATAAAACCCCTTGCATGTATGACACTCTCGTTCGATATATTCAATCGCTTCTCTGTTAGTCATGATACGTTTCCTTTCATTATTCTAAATGTTCTTCAAGCGTGTTCGGGTATCCGTTTTCGTAATATGCAACTTTTAATTCGTCTCTCACATCATTATTCACCTCTCGCCTAATCCTTTTTATAATTTCTTCACCGTGCCATCTTGACAACATTTGCCCCCATTCGGATAAAAACCATTTTTCAAGCCTATGTCCGCCGCCACACTTTAATTCTATTTTATAATCATGTATGGCCTGTTCTAATATTGCCGCCTGTAACAATATTAGACCCTCATCATTGAAATGCGTTGTATTCATTGTAGTCCTTTATTTTCCAATTGGCCGGAATATCTCTAAGACCACAGCGAATGTTAGAATGTGGTGATTTTAGCGGGCATAGATAACATTGAGACATTCCCTCACACACCATTTTTATTATCATTAGCGCGGTGTAAATCTCGTACGGTTTTATTTTGTTTTCCATCATTCACCATCCTCATAATTGAGATTAAAATATTCTTCTTCACTCTCGTATTCATAAATTGTGTACCCACATTCAACATTTAAACTCTTAGCGTATTCTAATACTTCCATACCACTATTAAAATACCCCGCTCTCATATCGCCATTGTCATAGGTGATTACATAAAATTTTTCCATTATGCTTCCTCTCTCCTTTACTGTGATTATATTATAGCCGGTTGTTGTGTCGGTGGTGTGTTTTCTGTGTAAATCGTTTGTAAACTGATTCCGTTAATTATTATGTCATATTTGATTTTGTCAAGTCTTTGTCGAACGAATTTAAAAAGTGTTCATAATTTGTCGGTAATGGTTTAGTGTGGGTGGCGTTCATTATGTGTTCATTATTTGTGCAGAGTGTGTGTGTTTTTACCCCTTGTATCATATAATTTTTGTGCATGTTGCATAAATTCACGTTTTGAATTTGGGGAAATGTAAACTTTTTATGAAAAATGTGTTTCTT